AACCATCATATCATAAAGGTTATTGTTACCTTCATCATTATTAAGCCAACCCAGGGGTCCACTCCCGTAAATCCCCTCTTTAGCAAACAATTCGTTTAAATCACTTGGGCTTGATACACCATAGTCTTCTGCTGTTTTGTTATTATAAATCTGTATGTCTGTGCGAAATGGTAAGAAAAGTGGTGTACCATCGGCAGATAGTTTTCTTTCAACCAAATACTTTCTCCAATTTTCAAGTAACAGTTTCATTTTAGTTGTCGTATGTTTCATCGATTTTATCGTTAACCATACCCTGTGCGCGCATCATATCTTGTGAATCAACTTCCTTGAGGATAATGCTTCCTGTTTTTGGCTCAAAATACATACCAATCAAATCTCCGGTTGAAACTCTCTTTATCTCTTCTTCGGTTAACACAATTTTGCCACCATTCTTTTTAACCAGAATAGTCAGAATACTAAACAAGTAGTCTGGATCTTGCAAATATTTACTCATCATCTTTTCCTATATTTGATCTTTCTTGCCAATCTGCTGATATATCGTTATCTTCAATCGGGCCACCTTTTGCCCAAGTACGACACGCTCTAGCAGAGTGACATTTAAAATGGTGCATCCAACAATAACCTAATTCACCATCATAATCTGATGTTTCTCCCGGCATACACTCTTTCATTCTTGGAGAAATATCAAAAGCAGTGCAGTTGCCACAATTTGAAGCTTCGGCTGCTTCGACACTGGTATTCCAGTATTCTGCAATTTCTTCCCAATAATCTCCCGGCTCTTCAACATTGAGAGGGCCATATTGAATGTGTTCTGCTTGAATTGCAGAATCTCTGTTCTTTGTGTTAAGTTCTAAATCTTGAGTGGCAGGTGGACAGATTAAACCTTTTGCCTCTACAATAAACTTTCTCCAATTTTCTAAAACGAGTTTCATGATTTTAAATATTCCTTCCAAGATCTGACAACTGATTCGTTTGTTTGCATATGTGATGGCTGACGAGCATTAATAAACTGAGCCAGCACTCTGTTGAATACCACATTAAGGTTGTCTTCATCGTCCATGTCACCCTCTACAAGCTCTACAAATAATTCAGTCATAATATCAGGTGCGTCAGCATTTACCGAGAATATAGCGGTATATTTAGCCTCTCCAGCATGTTCCACTGTCGTGGCATGCATATCTAAGTAATATTGTGTATTCTGCTCTTTTCTTGGTGCTTCTAAAAGTTGTTTTCTCAACTCAATTTTAAAGTCGCGAGAATCAAGAATCTGCATAAGCACTTCCATACCTAATCCTAAATCTTCTGGATCATAGTAGTGAGAGTATCTTGCAGTGCATTCATATGACTGATCATACTCACCATCAGTCTCAATATCCCATTCATAGGAGGTAAGAACACTATCTTCAATCGCGATCGCTAGATTCATAAACTCTCCGCCTTCCATTTGTCCGTTTTTCTTAAAATATTCAGTAAGGATTGCTTCCCAAGTGTCTCTTCTGTCGTCGATTACGCTATCAATCTTTTGACAAGCCTCATTGAATTCTTCAGGCATAGAAAAATATGAATTCCCAGCAATTTCAGGATGCTCAAAATTAACTTGAATGGTTAAGTGTATTTCTTCGCGAACCTTGCGGATTGTAGGAGTGTCGTTTTCAGAGGGAACAAATATGTCACCAAATTGCATGTTTATTTCGTCAACCGAGTTCCACACAACTTCTTCAGCGTTGCTCGGCAATCTTTTCCACTCATCAATCGGCCATTTTGCAATAAATGCCGAATAAGGTCTAATATAAGCACCATCGCCGCCATCCTCGCCCACTTCGTAATCAACATATGTCTGAGCCATATGATCATTCCACTCTCGCTGTATATTTTCGCATTCACCTTCGTATGAACGGACAACATCACCAATTAAGTCTGCATCAAGAGTATCTTCAGTATCTGTGTTCTGCTTCATCTTGCCGCTAACACTCTGCTCGGCGCCTAGCAGTTGCCTCATCAACAATGCGCGGCCCTCTGCATTAGCGGTGTCCTCATAGGAGCCACCAAAGATCATAAATCTATCTAAATTAATCTTGCCATTTTCTTTCGGCATATTTTGAATGACTTCTTCTTGGTTTGATCTCGCCCAGTCAGTAACTTGATTGGCTAAGCCGGGGATATCAGCACCATAGACTCTTTTCTCTGGCATTCCAACATCTTGTCCATCATCAAATCGTTTTGGTTCATCTGTATCATAATATCTAACATGACGGATGCGTGTGCGCGAAATTGGCTCAATATCAAATCCAGCCCCTCCAGCCCTTGCATCGTCGGCAAATATTTCGCCTTCCTGAATTTCTTGCTCTGCACTGTCTATATTGCCCGTATTTGTGTTTGTAAGCAATTCTTCTGTCTCTACCACATAGGCAACCGCCCCATGGCCTTGAGCCTCGGCTACAGCGCATTTATAGTATGATTGATAGGCACCTTGGCGACTAGGTGGAGTGTGACAAGAGGTAATTTTGTCAAAATCACTCATTCTGAGTACATCTATCGGATGTCGAGTGATAATAATGGAAAATTTGTCATTATCGATGTTATTTATCTCTTTTTTGATGTATCCGGCGTTCTTTTTCCAATATTCGCCGTATTCAGTGGCTAAATCGGTTAAATTGTAGCCGGCAGGCCCTGCAACTCCCGGATTTACGACATATAAGTAAATTTGAGTGTTAATTCTCTGAAAATTCTCATATTCCTTCTCATCAAGCGCTGCTTTCAGCATTTTTCCGGTAACTCGGTTTGGTGTATCGATACCCCTGCCATCTGCTAACTTATAGTTGATATTATCCGCGTGTTTATAGACTTTTTGGTATAATTCGTCTTTTCTTCGGCTTAAATCAGCCAATTTGGAGAAAAGCTTGCCGATTTTCATCTGAATCTTCTTAACTTTCTTCTTTTCGGGCTGTCCGGCCTGCATACCAATCAAAGTATTCATTAAATCATCGGCTGTGCGCAGATCACGCTCGGCATATACCATACCTTTCTCCCAATCTACATCATACTCTTGAGATCTGAAGAATTCTGCAAACTTTCCAAGCTCTGTGGATGGATCAAGCGTTGGAAATGGTATAACGGTGCGCATTTTGCCACTGAAAAGGTCATTCAGAGGCAGATTGGCTGGATCTAAGTCGTCTAAAACATCTTCAAGTGCTCGCATCTCGTCTTCAGTGACTTCCCGAAGCACTTTTTCACTAACCGGAACACAATTTGGCACATTTTTGCCACTTTTCTTCTTCATCCCGACTTGTTTGTACCCGTCCCAGCACTTTTCTTGTAAAGTGTCCAAAAGATTGGCTGTTTTTAGCAGGATTTGTTCATCATTTAGCATTGGCTTTCCATTCGCAATAGTCACACGACATTTCGTCGGTTAAAGGCATGCCACAATTGGGACATTTCTTAGATTTTACCATAGATAACATGTTTTTTATTCCTTCATTGATTTAGAACCGCGACATTTCCACTTTTTACGGGATAATGCGTTGGCACATGGGGGATTTTTACACTTTTTAATCTTTGCTGAGCGCGCGCAGTACGCATCACCCTTAGCTGTACCGGGTCTGATGCGGTCTCCGCCGCCTTTTGCTTGTCCTTTTTGTCCAAATGAGCGACATTTGCCGTCTACACGCTTCGCAAAGCGCTTTCCTTTGGAGGGTTTACAAGCTTTCTTCTTTTTTTTCTCTTCTAAACTGTCCATTAAAATAACATCACCATCTTCGTGAACTTTTATATTGCTCGAAGAGTCTATAATCTTGTTTATCTCTTCTTTTGAAGCCTTTGTATGTTTTTTCAGTGCGTCCATACCAGCAGCACCACCCTCATCGCGTAAAGCTTTTATAACTTTTGCTTTTAAATTAGATTTTTCCTCTTTTTCAATTAAAACTTGGGTCAATTCATCTTCAATCATAATTTGGAGAGACTCTTTCTTGGAATTACCCCAGTTTTTAGCACCAACCTTGCGACATTTAACAAGAGCACCGGAAGCATATGCACTTGGCCACACTTTATAGCGTGATTTTACCTTACTGTAACAAGCGTCCTTTTTGCCAGAAGACTTTTTCTTCTTTTTCTTCTCGTCAAGGACTGCCTCTAACTCTTCTTGAATAATTTGTTCTAAATCCATGTATAATTCCTCATTTTTCTTAGATTTTGCTTTCTTACCCCATGATTTTCCTTTACCGCGCTCTTTACAGGCGCCCGGGGTTGGTCTGCAAGCAGGATATTTCTTGCGTTTTTCGCCTGAGCCACGCCCACAAGCCTTATAGCCACCGCTTCCATCAGGAGAATTGCAGTCAACCCATCCTTTTTTAGAACCCTTGGCTCCCTTCCTACCAAACCAGTCTCTCAGTGAGGACTCTTTACTTGATTCAGAGCCGGCTTTTTTCTTTTTTTCGTCCATTGGACCATACAAATCATTCATTTTTAGACATTTCCAAAGCTTTCTCCAATAAATAGATCGGAATTTCACTATTGTCTATGTCTTTTATCTCTTCAATGGTAGCCCACCTATAATCATCGTGCTCAATATCACCAGTATGAGGGTTTGGTTTATCAACATTTACCTCTCCTGTCCACTTTGTAGTCAAAAAATAGTACTTTTTATCTTTAGGCTCACCCAGATAGATGAGATCGGAAACATTACACTTTAAATCTGCTTCTTCGTCTAGCTCCCTAACGGCCCCTGCTTCAATTGAATCGTCTTCTTCATCAATATGCCCGCCGGGAATCGTCCATTGACCCTCACGATGGTCTATATTGGAGCGCCTAATAACTAAAAATTGCTGTTTATCGTTAAGGCAAACAACAATTCCTACTGTTTTTAACTCACCTTCGGTGAGAAAGCTATTCCATTTATAACTCATTTACAAGCTCTATAGTCTTTAACACTCCCTCTACAGAAAGCTCCCAGTGAATCATCAAGATTGATATTTTTTATAGGAGCTACCCAGATCATATTTTCTTGAATTTGGGTGCCAAAAGCATATTGTACATCAACTCCATATAATATTCCAACTAATTCTCCATCAGTGTTATATACCCCCGAGCCAGAACACCCAAACCAGCCATAGGTGTTGACTATTAACTGAGTTCCAGAGCCAGCAACCTCTTCGTACCCTACAATTCTGCCGGTAAATGACATCAGCTTATGCCATGAGGGGTGTCCTGAATAAACAATGTCAGTACCGATATCATAACTCTTAGTTGGTTTCCAGCTCATTGGTTTAACATGGTAAAACTCTTTCTTTAAAACTAGAACAGCGATATCGTGTTCTTTACTTTGATAAATTAATACTGCTGTTCTTTGTTCATCGTCATTTGACACAAGATATTCCATCCCAAGGGGTCCATCTGCGACATGTCGAGCTGTCAATATCAGAGTCAAATCTTTATATTGCACTACCGTGCCGCTGCCATGCCCACCACCAGTCATAACCTTTACAGCCGCATTCCTTACTTTTTTCTCTACTGAACTAAGCGATTTGCTAACTTTTTCTACTGGGTTGCGAGGTTTATAATTATCTGCGCCACTCGCAGTAAAACTCACCATGGTTGTCAGGCACAAACCTACAATCATCATACACTTAATAAATTTATTCATTTTTTGTTCCTTTTATTCGCCAGTATCTGGCTCTATATATCGATATCCAACTTCAACTAGATGACCAGCGGCCGGGAGTACTGTAAAATATACTGTGTTATATGTTTCACTATAAACCCAATCATGGTTTAACGATCCGTTTATAAATACTCTAATCGAATCCGTTTCTGCTTTATGAGTTAATAGTATTTCTTCAACTGGCTCAATTGAATGAGTAGCATCAGTGACTCCGGGAGACCAGTCAGTGTCACATATATCGACTACAACACCGCCAAGTAAGCTTGTAGCTTCCATATATCTATCTCCTACATCCATTGGGTTCGGCGGGTAATCACAAAGAGTATAATCAGCCTCAACATTTATTATGCTGGCCATAAAAACTGAACCCATTCTCAAAGAACCATACCAACTTATAAAGTCAGATACAGCTGGATATTCTACATCGCTCTGTTCTTCTTCATCGGAAACAAATACCACTAATAAGCCAGCATCTGGCCGCATCCAAGTTGAAGAGTAAGGATTATGATTAATATAATCGTATACAGAATTAAATCCCTCTTCATATGGAGCTGAAGTCAGGGTTGCCAACATTGCCGCGGCATCATCAATATCATCGCCGGGCACTAAAGGGAACTCCGTACTGAGAACTGCTTTTCGCGCGTCAGCGCTAATCATGACTAAACGCCAATCAGAAGTGGGTAATGCCAACAACATGGCTTCAACACCAGCTAATAATTCAGAATTAAAACGGTTCATTGAACCTGAACGGTCCACTACCCACAAAATATCAATGCCATCTACTGACATATGCTGGGTAAAAGAATCGACCCAGATTACACCCTCGTTGACTGGCACTTCTACTTCAACATAAACCGGTACTTCGACTTCCTCAGTTACAGTTACAGTCTCTACAATTGTTTCAGTTTCGGTAATCACAATAGTTTCCGGCTCACCCGGCTTAACTATCGCATAATCGTTACCACAACCCCCCAAGCCTAACACGGCAAAAATAGTAAATATTAAATTCATTCACGCGACCCCCTATATGTAATTACGAGAACTTAATCCTTTTTTTCATATAAAAGCGCAAAACTTAGAAAAATCATGTTTACAATAGATAAGATTTGAAGCTCATATACATCATTCAAATAAGCAAATCCAAGCAGAAATATATTAATAAAGATTGCCGCAATAGATAAAGTTTTTAAAATCTCTTGCAATTTGCCCATCAAAGTAACTACGAGGCTCGTGAAATAAATTCTACATTATAAGCATGAGTGAGAACAGTTCTCCCCAAACGCGTGTCATAAATCATTAGTTTAGGAAACAGGTCGACTTGTTTTTCATCAGGGTCTTCGATGATATCGAGGATAAATGCGATGTTGCTACGCTCGGCAGCATCCCACAGCTCGCCGCCCTCGTAGTAGATGTATTTTACCAGATCACCAATTTGGAACGGGTCCATTCGTATATCAACCGCCAACAGTTATCTCCCTAAACGCCGAATTTTTTTTCATAATTTTTTCCTAAATTTTTTCCTTGTTTTGAGGGTGCAAATCGTAAAAACCAACGAGTATTGACATCTTAAGACCGTATTCTTCCAACCAATCAGGGTTAGGCGGGTCTCGATAATCAGTTTGAGTATAAGACCACTTTACTTGCCAAAAGTAAATACTAGACTCAGGCTCATAACCGACATCTTTTTTCTTGCGTGCAATCAAAACCCCATAATGACCGGTTACACAATCAACTATCATATCTCCGACAGATAACATAACATCTTTTACACGCTCACGCCAGTAATCAGTTGTCATTCTTGTAAAGGATCAGTCGTCCTTCCTCGATCATCCGATATAGGCTTTCTTCCGTATACCGCGCATTATCAGGCACAGGGGTCCAGAACAACTCCCACACCCAAATCGTGTAATTATCGCCATCAGGCATGTAACGATAGGTCCATTGCTTCCTTCGTTCGATAAGCACGGCCCAATCATGAGTGATAATATCATACAAGATATCACCCGCTTTGAGAACAGTATGTACAGAATCGCCCACATACTATATATGCAGGTTAAATCTTCAGCCACCCTTTTCGTTCTTGCTTACACAACTCTAATTGCAATAAGTAATCGGCGCTTTTGTCTTTGGTAAGCAAACAATCCTTGGCAGGTTGTATAAATTTCTCAGAATCATGGGCAACCCCTGTATGGCTCCCAATGATGTTCCACCGAATCTGAGGTATTACCACCGTATCTTCCGTGATGTACTCAGAGTCATGCTGACGCGTTGCATCCTCGGCCTTATCTGCCCAAGCTTGGTTCACACCCATGCATGCTAGCACCATGGTACCCATGATTATGGTACTCTTACGCTTTATATAATTCATTAAATAATCCTACTTAACGAGCGCTTATTCGTGTGTGGCTCGTATGGCTATAAATAGTCTTTAATTTGCTTAACAACCAAACTTAAATGATCCTCTAAAACTTCTGTTGTACGATTGTTTTTAAACCAATGTACAATGTAAATCGGCTGGTAATACACACGCTTATTGATGCGCATAATGATGCCCAATTCATAATCATCTTCATCAACATACTTATAATCTGGTGAATAATGATATCCCGTAAACTTCACAAGATCCCCCACTGCATATGTATAATTCTTTATACCAAAATCAATCGGGTCATCCATAATCTACATAGTCTATCCGCCTATTCCCTTTAAACAGATACAATCTGCTTATGGTATGCATCCAAACTCTCTCCTTAATGCCGCTGTGTGGGTACTTGATCCAAAAGATCTTGCACATATCCATGGACATATAATCTAATGCATCATCTCCATCGTATATATCCAACACAATGGCCACACCCCCATGGCATGTACATGTTACTAAGTCGCCCACCTCCAACGAATGTGGTGGTGCTCTTGCGAAGAACTCTTTCACCCGACTGTAATACCCCACAATGTATATATCTGGGAAAATTTTTAGGCGCGGTTTTTTAAAGTCTCAAATTTCTTGGCGGTATCGTGAAGGGGTATAGCTGGCCTGTCAAGGATATGTCAATATCGGCGGACATACATTCGGGGTAGGGGGGTAGGGGGTACCCCTGTCAAGTAAATGTCAAATCACTTTGTCATATTACTGTCAGGTCTTACACGCATGCAATCATACAATACATAACTGTATACATAAACAATCACTGGCGAATAGAATGCAATGATAGCACAGGTTGAACCTACTCTTTTTAATAGTCTCTTAACTCTCGGCATCTTTCCTCTCACAACTAAACAGTCTCGTAAACAATACTATGTTTATTATAACTGTATTCGTTTATAAACGATCGTTTATGTACTGTAT